TGCCGAAACAGACAGACGGTTGCCGCCAGCCATTCGAAAGCAGAAAATGGCGGCATGGCCTGATGTCATCAACGACTGGCATGGATACGGCTGGACACAGATCGGTGAGACTGTGTTGCGGCCTACGTCAAAGCAGATCAGCAACTATGACCGGGCGTTGGAGTTGACGGTCTCGATGCCAGAGGCAGACCGCAAGCTGGTCTGGGCAGTAGCGCACAGCGCTGCGTTCAAGGCGCGTGGAGCGCCCTGGACACGCTTGGCCAGGTTATTGGGCATGGGAACGGATGGCAGGGTGGTAAAGCGCAACTATATGGATGCGCTAGTGAGGTTGCACTTTGGCATGAAAACGCAACCTAATTAATTTTTTACGTTAAGTCTGTTGCAAACTGCACGAAATCTGATACGGTTGCACTAATCTGGGCGCAACCAGCGCAACCAAAGTGCAACCTATCAGGACATATGATGCGTAAATACCAGCCGTCACAAGTTGACTGGCCTGCTATCAGGGCGCGTGTGGAGTCTGGCGAAGGCTACACAAGCATAGCCAAGGATTACGAGGTATCGAGGCAGGCTATACAGAAGCGCTGCAAGCGTGAGGAATGGCTACACGGTAAGGAACGCACGATGGCAGTGCGCAGGGAGTTGCGCAAGCGCAACCAAGTAGCGCAACCAGTGCAACCAGTGCAACCTGAAGCGCAACCTGAAACGGTTGCACTAGCGCAACCATCGCAACCACTTGTGTTGCGCGAGGATAAACGCGCAGCAATCATCGAGCTACTAGGCGATGGAGTGCCGAAGATACACGCTGCTGCTGTTGCAGGGGTCAGCGATGCTACGTTGCATCGATGGATTAGCGAGGACGAGGCGTTTAAGAGAAAGGTACGCGCGGCAGAAAGCGCGGCGGTGGCCCTCAGGGTGCAGCGGATCGGAAAAGCCGGTCAAAAAGACTGGCGTGCCGATAGCTGGTACCTAGAACGCACTCAGAAGGCCACGTTCGGCTCTGACGCTGGCAAAGGTGGTGGTGTAGCGGTGCAGATCAACATCGTTCGCAGCGATGAGCCAGAGGTCGTGAACGTCACGCCTGGCAGCTAAACTATAACAAACCTATAACAAGCAATGGCGAGTGCGGCGCAAAGCGTTGGCTGGCGTGGGTTCTAGCGGCGCAGACTTCTGGACTGCATAGCCAGTCTCGATTCTGACCGCCCCCGGCCATGACCCCCAGCCCCGGTCTCGGCGCGAAGGCGAAGGCGTTATACAAACCCCCGCGCACCCACAAAATATCAGCTTCTCAGGTTGCAGTTCACAAGGACTCAGGTTGCATGGCAGAACAGCCTCAAGGATTCGCGCGGCGCATGATGGCGCAGAAGCTGATGACTGACGCACGCAATACGCCTGGCAGTGACAGTCCGTTCTTTGCTGGCCGTATCAGGCCGTCTATGGCTGACATAGAGCAGCCCACGCGCTTTAGCGACATGGCCATGCCTGCTTATAGCACTGGCGCGACTGCCAGCCTGTTTGCCCCTGGTGCTGGCGTTGTGGATATCTTTGGCGGTGCGCCTAATCCTATGCAGCCGGGTCAGATGCTGCCCAGCTTTGGCGAGAACATTGGCCAGGGCAACTACCTCGATGCTGGCTTACAGACGCTTGGCGCTGCTGGCGATGTTGCGTTAGCTGCTGGTGCGTTGTTCCCGCCTGCCTTGCCTGCCGCTGCTGCGCTTGGCACTGCGTTAAAGGCTCCCAGGGCCGCAAAGGTTGCTGATGCTGCAATGGATGCGGCTGATGCTGCCAAAATTGACCCTAATCAGGCCGCTGGTGCTGCTATGGATTTGGCGCAGGCACGGTATTTTGACACAGGCAAGTTTGAGCCGCCGACTGCTGAAAACCCTGTTTCGGTGGTTCTGCCGACAGAAACGGAGCCTGGCATCATAGCGTTTCATGGTTCTGGCGCAGACTTTGATGAGTTCCGGCTGGAAATGATTGGCACTGGCGAGGGCGCACAGGCATATGGCTATGGGCTGTATTTCACTGATAGCAAGGATATAGCCAAGTATTATAAAAATACTATAGCAAACCGCGATGCAATGTACGGAAATTTGCCAATAAGATATAAAGGTCAAAAATTTGCAGAGTTTGAAGATTCAGCAGCATCAGAAGCTGACCCAGACAAATATCGCATGATTAATGCCTTGGGCAAAGAGATACAAAGATTATCGTACAGTCCAGTGTTAAGGACACCTGAAAACGCAAAAAAACAGCTTTTGGCCAGACTTGATAATGAAATAGCTCAACAAAGAAATGCGTTCAAAAATGAATCCGCTGATGTAAAAGACGCAATGGAAGAGGCTTTTATTGCCAGTTTACAGAGGGATAAAGACGCTCTTGAAAGAATAGATATTGATGACATTACGATTGAACAAACAGGCAAAATGTACAAGGTCGCGCTGTCTCCCAAGCCTGACGAATTGCTCGATTATGACTTGCCGCTAAATCAGCAGCCTCGTGTCGTGCAAAAACAAATAGAAAATCTTGTTGGTGATTTATTAGCTGGTGAGCCTGAAGCGTATAACAATTTTGACTTTCAGGCTTTGGCAGCAATTAAAGGAGACACTAAAAGTAACTGGATGGGGCAAAAAATCCCCCCAGAAGGTTACTCACCGACTGGTGATGACATACTGACTGACTTACAAAGATTTTTGGAAACTGGCCCTAACCAATCGCGCAGGGCTGCTATGGACGCATCTCAGCTTTTGAATGACTTTGGCATCCCCGGCATCAAATACCGTGCCGCTGGCTCAAGGGGCGCAGCTACGGCTGATGAGGCGGCAGAGCGCAACTATGTCATCTTTGACGATAAAGCTGTCAAAATCCTTGAGAAATACGGCATTGCTGGCCCTGTGCTTGTCACTGGCGCTGCTGTAGCCGCATCAAAAGCTAATAATGACAATGAGGATGGTGGGTCAATCTTACCAGATGCCGGGATAATCTAGTGGCTCAGAAAACAATAGTGCTGGATTACGAGCCGCAGCCTAAACAGGCGCTGCTCCATAAATGCCATGCAAAGCAGATATTGTTCGGCGGTGCTGCTGGCGGCGGCAAGTCACATTCAGGACGGTGGGACGTTATAGGCTTTTGCCTGGAGAACCCCGGCCTGCAAGCCTTTATATTCAGGCGTTCATTGCCAGAACTGGATAGCAACCATATCCAGCCGCTGAAAAAGGAAATGCCGTTAGAGCTTGGCAACTTCAATGAAACGCGCAAGCGCTTTGAGTTCTACAACGGCAGCAGCATCCAGTTCCAGTATCTGGAGCGCGACAGCGACTGTGATCGCATCCAGGGAACAGAGATTCACATTGCGCTGGCTGACGAAGCAGGCCAGTTAACGCCGTACCAGTTGGGCTACATTAAAAGCCGTATGCGTCTGGGCAACTTTCAGCCAAAAGAGAGCCAGCGGCATTTGCTGCCAAGGCTGGTGATGACGGCCAATCCCGGTGGTCAAAGCCATAATTTCTTGAAAGCGCTCTATATCGACCCGGCACCGGCAGAGAGTTATTTCTACGATCACACAATGCGCGATCCGAATAATGACAAGGATCGCGGCTGGCTGACCATGTATATCCCGGCCAAGATGGCCGATAACAAGTACATCGACCCTTCATATGCCTCAAGTTTTAGCGCATTGCCTGAAGAACTGGGCCGCGCCTTGCGTGAAGGCGACTGGGATTTGGTGGTCGGCAGCTTCTTTGGCGATGTCTGGAAGCGTGATTTGCACGTTATACGGCCATTTGAAATACCGGAACATTGGACAAAGTTTCGGTCCTTCGACTGGGGCAGCGCATCACCGTTCTCCGTTGGGTGGTGGGCTGTCGCAGACGACCATGAGATTTATCCAGATGGCGCACTAATCCGTTACCGCGAATGGTACGGATCATCAGGCAGGCCGAATGTGGGCTTGCGGATGACGGCAGAGGAAGTGGGTGCTGGCATCAGGTCAAGAGAGCGCGGTGAGCGCATTGATTTTGGCGTTGGTGATCCAAGCATCTGGAAATTTGATGGCGGTCCCTCGATAGGTGAGCGCCTTTCGAAAATGGGTGTGCGTTTCAGGCGTGCTGACAATAGCCGCATCAATGGGTGGGATCAGGTGCGCCAGCGCCTGATAGGTGACGATGGTATCCCAATGCTTTTTGTTTCTAGCGAGTGCACAGACACAATCAGAACGCTGCCGGTCCTCACGCACGACAAGCACAGGCTTGAGGACATCGACACCACGCAGGAAGATCACGCCGCTGACGATATCCGCTATGCGTGTATGGCTAGACCGTACCAGCGAAGAGCGCCAGAAATTGATGATGATCCGTGGCGGCAACCGACAATAGACGAAATGATGGCCGGGCTGGACTATGCGTCAAAGCCACAAGGCTGGAGGCTGTAAATGGCTGAATCCTACACTTATGACCGTGAGCCGACTAAAAAGGCTGACCGTGCGGCCTATTGGAACGATCAGATCAGAAAAGCACGCCGGTTTGAGGAAAACTGGCATAATCGCTGCTATGACATAATCGAGCGCTACCGGGACGACAATCCTGACCGCGCCATGCGCGAAACCCGCATGAATATTTTCTACAGCAATGTCGATACACTGAAATCAGCGCTGTATTTCAAGACGCCAAAGCCGCGTGTCACACGCCGATTCAGGGACCAAGACCCGATTGGCAAGACCATTGCCACGGTGTTGCAGCGTGGTTTGCAGTACCAGCTTGATGTTTACGATTTTGATGCTGCTGTCAGGCAAGTCATTGACGATATGCTGATTGTCGGGCGCGGCGTCATGCGGATGGTCTATGAGCCATTGCTGGTGGAAGGCGATCCAGAGCGCATCCCGCTGCAAGTCAATAGCGTGCAGGGCATGGGCGAGGTCGGCATGGGTCAGGTTGGCACTGTTGATATTGGCCAGGCGTTTGTGGACATGGATGGCAATAATGTTGACCAGAACATGGTCAAAACGGATGCGATGGGCGCTTACATGGATGGTGCGCCGGTTGAGTATATCGGTGAGCAATCAATCCGCTGTGAATATGTGCATTGGCAAGACTTTACCATGCAGCCAGCCAGGTCATGGAATGATGTTGGCTGGATAGCCTTCAGGCATCTGATGACACGCCAGGAACTAGTGGACTATTACGGCGCCAAAGGTGAGGCAATCCCGCTGACATATCGCGGTGAGACAAACAGCGGCTATGACAATAACGAGCAACCAGATTATGCAGAAATCTATGAAATCTGGGACAAGCGCAGCTTGAAGCAGATATTCATCGCCACAGATCACAATGAGTTGCTTGAGGACTTTGATGATCCGTACAACCTCGATGGCTTCTGGCCGATGCCGATGCCATTGTGCGAAATTAGCACGACAGACACGACAATACCCATTCCGGGCATTCTGACCTATGAAGATCAGTTATTTGAACTTGATCTGATTACACAGCGTATCGGCAATCTGACAGAGGCTTTGAAACGCCGGGGCGTCTATGACGCATCGTTTCAGGAATTGCAGCGCCTGGCTGATGCAGAGGACAATGCGTTCATTCCGGTGGACAACATGGCAATGTTGCAGGCTGGCGGCGGTCTGGCCAATGTCATGCAAGAGGCGCCGCTGGTGTGGCTGGAGGACAGCTTCGAAAACCGTGTTACGCGCATTCTGGGTGATTACGTCATCAACATGCAGGGTGAGTATGCCGCGCTGCATCCGAGTGATGCACAAGCCGGTTTCAGCGCCTTTGCCGAGTACCTGCTGGGCAGTTTGCAACGTATCCACAAGCG